GACGGCCTCAACCTCCCGATCACGCTGAGGGGAACAGAGGTCGCCGGCCTGAACACGAACACCAATCTTCCCGGCCAGATCACCCCGGCGACGGTCCAGGATCTGTTCGTGCGGCAGTGTTACGCCGCCTATACCTACTCCGTCGTGGACGGCCAGTTGTTCAGCAATCTAACGATCGAGGATTCTGAGGTCGGGCTGTTCTGTCGCATCCCGAGCCCGGCCACATTCCATCGCTTCATCAACCTTCGGGTGCTCGGCCGCACCGAGGCGGACATCACCTATCAAGTGACGGCCGCGGCGAGGCGGGCGATCCTCCGCGATCCGACGTTCGGGAATGCGGCCAACGACGAGGATCCGCTGCTGAAGCAGATCGCTTCCGTCGTCGGCTCGACGCTGGAGTGGGAGTCGCTCGTCGAGGTCGAGGTGATCGATGCGCAGGGCGCGGCCGTCTCGGGCGAGACGGTCTCGATCCTCGATGTCTCCGGCGCCGTGCTCGCATCCGGCATCACGGACGCTACCGGAGTCGTGGTCGGCGGGATGCCGGTCTCCTATCTGGTGTACACATCGCTCGTCACCGGCGCGCTCGCGGCGGCCCTGATGTCCGCGCATGTCGCGGCTGCGAAGTGGTCGAAGACCGACCGCCGACCGCTCACGCTCCAGATCGCGGGGAGCGATGGCGTCGAGACGTTCACCCTGCCGTTCAGCCCGATCGGCTCCGTCAGCTATCGGGTGAAGGTCCATGCCGACAACGCCTCCGGCATCGCTGGCGAGGTCGCGCGCCTAGAACTCGGCGGTGCCTGCGGTCCGCTCGCGCTAGTCGGAGTCGTGGAACTCGAAGACGTCGGATAGGAGGGGGCATGTCGGAAGCCGTCAGGCACCACCGGAACGAGGACGCCACGATCCGCGTCACCATCACCAACCCGGACGGCACGCCGTACGACCTGACCGGGGCGTCACTTAAGCTCACCGTGAAGGCGCTCGCCACCGACACGGATGCACAGGCGAAGTTTACGAAGACGATCTCCGCGACGCCGACCGCGAGCGGCACGATCGTCGCGCCCGCGACCGCCGGAATCGCCGACTTTTACATCCTCCCGGCAGACACAGCACCACTTGGGCTCTACACCAACCAACCGCCGGTCTCTTACTACCTCGGCGTGAAGGTCAAGACCTCGGCTCCGAAGCACTACACCGTCGTCGATGGCACCTATCGCCTCGACCAGCCGCTCGTGGAAAACTTCTGATGCCGGTCGGCAGCATCGGACCTGGAGGCCCGCGCGGGAGCGCGGCGGTCCTGCCTCCAGTGCTCGGCGTCGTGCAGGGATGGCAGACCCTGCTCGGCGGCGGCCTCAATTCGGGCGATGGCTGGGTCGCTGTGTCTCCAGCGGCGATCATCACGAATGCGCCGTACGAAGGCGACCGCTGCGGCGCGCTGCGCGGCACTGACACAGGGTTCCCGCCGTTCACGCCGTTCGGCTCCTTCCGCCGCGATTACTCGCCCGTGCTGGACCTGTCCGCGTTCACGAAGTTTCGCTATCGCCGGAAGTACGTGAACATTGGCGACAACTCTACCTTGACCGTGGAGATCCGCTTCTATTCCACCAGCCTCACGCTTGTCAGCTCGTTCGTCGTGGCGTACACGTCCGGCACGTCGTCTTTGTGGACCCTGAACGCCGAGCTGACCATCGGCGTCGGCGGGGCGGCGAACTGGGCGGCGATCGAACGCGTCGAGTTCCAGATCACCAACATAACGGGCGGCGGCTTCGCGCCGCCCTCCGAGTTGCACGTCGATCTGCTGGAAATCTTCCGGCCGTGATCCCCTCCGACAAGAACGGCAAGCCGATCCTGCCGCACGCTGAGGTCCGCTTGGTTGGCAAGGTCGAGCGGGTGTCGCGTGAGGGGATCGCTGTCCTGGTCAGACAGGGGCTATCGGTCTACGTACCGCCGGAATCGCTGGAGGTGGTCGAGTGAGCGAGTCAACGGAACTCGTATCCAGGAACGCGCGCGCCCGCCGCTTCGCGCTCGATAGCGTCTGCCGCGACTTCGGCCAGTCGCTGGACGTGCTGCGCCCGGCGGACGTGACGCTCGACTCGATCGCGCTGCTCGCCACCATCGCTTGGACCGAATCCACCTTCGGCCGCGACGGCGGGCAGTCACGGGTCGAGCGAGCGTACCGGCCGGACGGGATCTACTACCGGCGCTCGGCCACCGTGCGCGACCTGCACAACACCTACGGCGATGCGGCGGCTTCCTCATGGTCGAGCTTCCAGATCCTCTACGCGGTCGCTTGGGAGCTTGGCTTCCGCGGCGAGCCGTGGAAGCTCTACGACGATCGGATCGCGGTTGCGCCAGTCGTCTCCTACATCTCCGAGCGCGCCTATCAGCGCAACGCGCGGACCGTCGAGGAGGTCGCCCGCACCTACAACGGCGGGAACCCCGCGGCGGAGGCGGTCGCGGGCTACGTGCCGCGCTTCGTCGGGCACTACCAGGACTCGCTCACGCGGCTCTTCAAGGGCCTGCCGCTCGACGGGAGCGGCGACGGCGCCGCGCCGATGACCGCGTGATGCAGCGCGAGAAAGATGGGTTCGCATGGCTCAAGAACTCCTCGCTCGTCGTAGCGACGATTCTCGGGCTCGCGGGCCTGGGCCGACTGGTGTTCGACGGCGGGCGCGCGATCGAGCGCCTCGATTCGCTGGTCGAGGAGCAAGCGAAGATACGGGAGCAGCTAGTGGCGCAGCAAGCGGCATTAGTGGACGCAGCCGAGGATCGCGCCCGCGTAGAAGCCAAGGTGCAGCTCGTTGCCGAGACGCTTGCGCGGCGGAACCGCTGGAGCAATAAAGCATCGGAGGATGTCCTGCGACGCCTCGACGATCTGAATCACAAGGGAACGGCGGTCCTTGATGAGCGACCCTGAGCGATGATCGACACGGCGCTGGTCGCAAACGATTCTCCGATGTGGGCCGTTCTCGCGGACAAGATCCCGGCCGCCCTCGCCGTCGTGCTCGTGGTCTGGATGTTCCTGCGCTACGTCGAGCGGAAAGAGGAACGGAACGCAAAAGCGTTCGCTGAAAAAGACGAGATGTTCGAGCGCGTCATGGCGCGGGCCTTCGAGGGTGAAGACCGGCGCCGGAGGGACTCACAATGATTCCGCTGATCAAGAAGTTCTTCACGGACGAGACGGCCGCGATCGGTTTCGCGCGCGCGCTGATCCTGGGGTTCGGCGGCGCCGTGCTCTCGGGGGACGTGCCGATCCTCGAAGCCCTACCGAAGTGGGCGGGCATCCTGGCGATGGCGGCGGCTGGGATGATCCGCGCGGGTGAGCGGAATCCCAAGCCGTGATCGGTCGCTACATCTCTCCGCGCTTCCTCGCGGTGGCCGCCGGCATCGTCGCCGCAGCGATCGGCGGCTTCTTCATCGCCCGCGCGCTCACCCGACCGGAGACGATTGAGGTTCCACTGCCGGCGAAGGTGGTCCGCGTCCGGGAGGTCGAGCGGGTCGAGGTGCCGGTGCCCGGCGCGCCGCGCATCGTCGAGCTGGTCCGCTGGCAGACGGAGAGGGTCGAGGTCCCCGTCGAGGTCATCCGCGAGGTCGTGCGCCAGGCCGAGACGGGGCCGCCACCCGAGGCCCGCGTCCGCGTCGAGGCGGAGCAGCTCGCCGGCGTAGAGGGCGGACTGGCAGTCCGGGGCTGGCGTGGCTGGGCGACCTGCGAGATCCGGCTTGGGGAGGCGTGGACCGAGCTGGCTCACGCGCCGCTGGACCTTGAGGCCAGCGAAGCCGTCAGCGTCGAGGGGGCGTTCGCCGTACCGGCGTTGCCGCTGAACCGGCTGGACCTCGGCGCCGCGCTGACCGCGGACGGTGTGGGCTGGCTGGCCGGCTACTCCCGCCGGCTGTCATGGCGGACGCGAGCGGGCCAGGCCATCCTCCCGGACTGGATCGGCGGCGACGTGCTGGCGCTCCCGGAGACCACGGCGATCCTCGCCCGCGTCTCGTGGGAGTGGTGACACCTACGGCAATGGCCGTCCACCGCGACATGGGCCGAGTGGGAGGCCGAGGTCCCTTCGCGCGGGGTGGCCTACATGACCGTCCGGGCCTGCCGCGCCGGGGGTAAACCCTGCCGCACCAAGAAAACGCCTCCTGGACGATCTTGCTGAAATCCCGCGACGGGCGCGGAATTGTCTTTTTCTCGTTTTTTTTCTTGACATCGCGCACGACTCGCCGTATTCTCCCCGCATGATTGCTGAGACGGTAGCAACCCTGAAGGTTCGCCGGGAGCGGCTCGGGCTATCCGCCGAGGCCGTAGCCGCGGCGCTGGAGGTTTCACGGGCGACGCTCTGGAAGTGGGAGGCGGGGCGCCCGGGGACGAAGATCCGCAAGGCCATGCTCCGGGAGTGGGAGCGGATCATCACAAACGCCGAGAGTCGGGCGCGAAAGGAGACGGCATGAGCGGTGAAAAGGTGGCGCGGTTGGTGGAGGCGGGCGAGCGAGCGGTGGCGGCGATGCGCCACTCCCCGGGATGCGACAGCGCGGGGAGCATCGTGGGGGAGTGCGAGTGCCCGGGCGGGGAACTGTTGGCCGCCCTCTCCGCCCTCACCACCGCGGATGTCGCGCTGGCGGATGGGGCGCTCGGTCTGCTGCGCGTCGCGGAGCGGACAGCCGCGTACTTCGAGTCCACGGATTCCCCGCTGGGGGTGGACGCTGCGTCCGCTCTCCGCGACGCCGGGAGGTAGGCATGACCGAGCCGGAGCTCTGGCTGGCGCACGAACTATTGATCGTCGCGACCTGCGGCTGGCTGCTCGCGCTGTGCGCCGACGCCTGGCTGCGGGATATGGAGGTGGGACGTGGACGCTGACCGACTGATCCGTAAGATCGCAGATAGCGCCGAGGGCGTGCCGGTGCGGGGTGGGATCGCGGTGGGATTCGATGCGACAGGCGCGGTCCATGACGACCGGACGCTGGGGCAAGTCGCGGGAGAGTTTCTAGCCAGCGGATCGATTGCGCCGCTGCCGATGATCCAGATCCGTCGCCCTGACGGTTCCCACGAGTGGGTCCGGGCGCGGGACGTGAGGAGGGCGGGACAATGAGGACCGCGATTCGCGCGCTCGACAGCATCATGTCGCACCTGCTCGGCGCGACCGACGCGCACGAGAGGGGGCAGCTGCTCCATGACGCCTACATGCAATCCCGGGAGGTCCGCGCGGCGCTGGAGGCGGCAGACGAGGCGCCGACGTGCTGGCCGGAGTATCCGCTCGCCGCGGCCTACATGGTCCAGCGGTTCTGCCGGTGAGCGCCGATACCGTCCCGGTCATCCGCTGCCGCATCTGCCGGGAGACGCGAGTGCAAGTGCCGGGGGCTGCGTGCAACGCCTGTCGCGCCCGGCTGTGCGGCCGTGCCGCCGAGGCCGAGCGGCTGGAAGCGGAGGCGCGGGAGCGCCGGGAGACGGAAAGATGAGCGTAGGTTCGCCGTTCCTGCCCGCGCCAGAGGAGCGCGACCAGCCTACCGATCACCCAGAGTCAGCAAAGACGCAGGCCGGGGAGGACACCGGCGCGGACCTCGACGCGCTGGCCCCGGCCACCCGCCCCCTCTCCGGCCCGGAGTGGGGCACGGACTGCCGGGAGTGTGGTGGTGCTTGCGAGGTCGGCGATGCGCGCGACCTCAGGTTTTTCGCCGAGGTCTACCGCTGCGATGCCTGTGGCGGGACCGGCGTGGACCCCGATCTCGTGCGCTGCCCGTGGGGCGACCCGCGCACGAGCGAGCGCGATTGCCCGCTCGACTGCGATGGCGGGACGGTGGAGTACGACGCGGCCTTAGCGTGGCTGCGCGAGGGGGCGACGATCCATGTCGCGGCGAACCTGGGATAATCAGAATGTCTAAGGATGGAGCAATGACGATCGCAGCAAAGAAGCAAGTGTCGCGCATCATATCGCCGGAGGAGTTCGTCCGGGCGTACATGGATGCCCATCAGCAGAAGAAAACGAAAAAAGAGCTGGCGGCATCCCTCGGGCTCTTACCGGGCGCGGTGGGTTCCCGGGCACGGCACTATCGCAGTAAGGGTATCAACTTGCCATTTCTCAAGCGAGTTGGCGGGAGACCAGAGATAGATGTGGAGTCTCTACAGGCAATCGTAGAGGCGCGAGCTAAGTGAGTTGCGGGGCGGCGGCATCTACTTCGCGGCCAGTGGCCGAGGCCACGTCCGCACGTGGAGAGAGGCAAAGGAGGGCGTGTCTACGTAGCGAGCTGCTGTCGATCGCTCTCGCCAGCCGCCGCCCCGACGTTGCGATTGGCAGTAGAGATGCAAACCATAGTTGGCCTTGCTTGCTGAGGAGCGACCGGGCCTCAACTGCGCTCCGTCTCTACTGTCCTTCGGAGCGTTCGGACGTTGTGATGGGCAGGCCGACGATTCGCGGAACACGCTGGCAAGAAGTCCAGACCACTCGCCAGCGCCCGTATGAACTCCGCTAGCGGAGATCGAGAATCGCGGGGTGAACGGTCGGGCCTGGGCCTCGACTCAGTGACCTTTCGGTCTGCCCTTCAGAGCGTGCGAGCGTTGCAGTCTGTGAACCGTGGCGGCGTGGCAGAGCCGGGTAGACGGAGCCGCTGTTGTGGACTGCGGCCAGCCGTATCCCGAAGCCTTAAAGCTACCGACTGCCGAATGTCGAACGGGATCGGCGTGGAGTCCTGAAGGGTCTAGTCGGACATGGGGCCGGGTGGGGAATCCGGCCCACGGTTCACAATCTGGGGCGTTCGACACAAGGAGGACATGATGGCAAATCAGCGCGTGAAAGTGATCAAGTTTGGCCCGCAGAACAAGGCGAAGATCAAGGGCCGCGTGGGACATACCCGCACCGGCCAATGCACTGCCAAGGGCAAGTGCTACCACGGCAAGACGAAGATCCGGTGATAGCAGCTCTGTGGAGCGTCCGACATTCGGAGGCGGTAACTGGCAGTTCGACCGGGGCGCGGCCGCGTTCGCAGGGGATAGCTGGCCCGCCTCCGAACCTCATGCGCCTGCCAAGCGCACGGCTACCGGGGCCGTTCCCCGGCGTGTAGGACCGGCGGTTCGCTACCTTTGCGCCCTCGCGCTGGGGATTGCGTCGGTTAGCCGCCGGGCGTGACGGCTGGCGGGCCGGCACTCCTTCGCCGGAGAGGCCGGCCCGTCACCGAGTAGGGGGAAGCTGATGCACGCCCGTAGGCCGCGCCGAGTCTGGTCCGAGGGCGGGAAGCTGTTTCGTCGCGTCGGGATGCGAATCGAAGAGGTGATCCGTTGCGAGGTCTGCCGGAGCCTTCGGCCCGCGACCGTGAAGGAGTGTCACTGCGGGACGGTCGTGCCGTTCCGCGCGAAGAAGGAGGGAGCGAGATGAGATTCGAGGTCGTGGTCGAGAAGGACGGGCGTGCCTGGGTCGGGCATCTGGACGGGCAGCGGATCGTCGGCGCCTGCGGGCCGCTGTCCTACGTCCTGAGCCAGATCAAGGCGGCGCTCATGGCGAAGATCGAGGCCGGCAAGTGAGCGCCAGCGTCCACCAGGACGCCCGCGACGTGGCGGACTCCTCCGCGCTTCCGAGCCATGCCGACCGCAAGCTCGCGCAGCTCGTGGGCGGCGGGACGGTAGGGATCGACTCGCGGCGGGCGCTCGTGGGCACGGCGGCGGTCAAGCTGAGCGAGGCTGTGGAACTGCTGCGCGCGGCGTTCCGCCTGGAGGCAAATGACGAGGGCGACTTCGCCGGGATCATCCGAGAGGTCCAGGAGCAGATCGACGATGCGATGCGTGGCTGTCAGTGCGCGCTGCTCGGAATGGCCGAGCGAGACAACTTGGCCGCGCCCGCTCGCAACGGGTCGCGGCCGGTAGAGCAACCACAAGAGCCCCGACCGTAGCACGGCGGGCCGAAGGAGTCAACCGATGGGGGCACACGCGAAGGAGTTCCACGACGAACGACGCAGCGGGATCGGCGGCTCCGATGTCGCCCCGATCCTCGGCCTGCCGAACCCGGGCAACCGGACGGCGCTGCAGGTGTGGGCGGAAAAGACCGGCCGCGCCACCGACGCCCCCGACAATACCTACCTCCGCCGGGGGCGACGGCTGGAGCCCGTCGTCTCCGAGGAGTACGCCGAAGAGACGGGACGCAGCGTCCTGATCGAGACGAAGCATTTCGTCCACCCGACGATCCTCTACCTAGTGGGCCACATCGACCGGCTGATCGTCGACCCGGAGCGCGACCCGGAGGACCTCGGCGTCCTGGAGGCGAAGTCCGCGAACGCCTTCATGTCGCGGGCCTGGGAAGACGAGGCCCCGCTCGCGGCGCAAGTACAGCTCCAGCACTACCTCCTGGTCACCGGCCGGAAGTGGGGGAGCGTCGCGGGCCTGATTGGTGGGCTGGAGTTCAAGTATCAGGACCTCGAGCTGAATCAGGACCTGATCGACGGCTGGCTGCTGCGCGCCGAGGACTTCTGGCGGCACGTCACCGACGACACACCCCCCGACCCCGTCGCCGCAGACGCGAAGGTCATCGGCCGGATCTTCGAGGCGATCGAGGGGAAGTCGGTCGACCTGCCAGACGAGGCGATCCAGTGGGACCTAGACCGGCTCGCGGCCGCGACCGAGATCAAGCGGTTCACGGAGCTGAAGGAAGAGGCGGAGGCGAAGCTCAAGTTCGCCATCGGTCAGGCAGAGCGGGGGAAACTCCCGACGGGCGTCGTCTACAGCTTCAAGACCACCCAGCGCAAGGGCTACACGGTCGAGCCCACGTCGTACCGCGACTTCCGGCGTTCTGCGTCCGGGAAGTAGGGGGCCACCATGATCCCAGGAGTCACCACCCGCAACCGCCTGCCGCGACTCGGGAAGATCCGTCTCGGGGAGAAGGGCATCAGCAAGGGCGGCAAGGAGTACCCGAAGGCGCTGGACCACTTTTCGTTCGTCGACGTGCCAGAGGTCGGCGGCATATTCCCAGGGCAGTGCCGGGAGCTGTACCCCGTGCTGCTGCCCGCCGATGACGAGGAGGTGTTCTTCCCGACGGCGCGCAAGGCGTACCGCAAGAGCGGGCTGTTCTGCGCCTGCCCGGACGGCGAGACGGCGACCCGCGTCTACGTGAAGGAGGACGAGCAGGGGAACGCCTACCTGAAGGAGCACGGCCAGGTCTGCGAGGACGGCGAGATGTTCGAGATGCCATGCCCTGGAGACGAGTGCCCGTACCGCGAGCGGGGCTTCTGCAAGGACCTGGGGCGATTCCTATTCATGCTCCCGACCGTCCCGAAGTTCGGCGTCTACGAAATCTCGACGACGTCGTTCAACTCGATCGTCAACGTGCTGAACGTCACCAGGGCGATCCGTCGCGCGGTCGGGACGGTGGCGGGGATCCCCTTCGCGCTCGTGCTGAAGCCGATGACGGTCCAGCCGGAGGGGAAGTCTAAGACCGTCTACGTCCTCGACCTGGAGTTCCGCGGGAGCCTGCAACAACTCGCCGGCATGGGGCGACGGCTGAAGGCCGCGGGAGGGGGCGCGCTCGGGCTGCTCGAGGCGCCGAAGGATGAGACGCCCGACGACCTGATGCCGCACGCCGGCGCTGCGCTCGATGCGGAGCTCGGTGGGCCGGCACTGCCCCCGCCGGGGAAGCTCGCGGCCGAACCCGGCAAGGGGAAGCTCGACCAGCTCGCCGACACCCTGCGACCCGCGGAGCGGCCGGCACGGAAGGAGCCGGAGCCGCCCGCCCCCGGTCCGTCCCGCGCGGATATCGAGGCGGATACCGCCGAGTTCGTGGACTCGATCGATGACCACCTGACCCATGCTGAGAAGCCAGCCGCCGCGGCGTCTCCCGCGCAACGTCAGCTCGTGGACTTCTAGAGGGGAGTGCCCATGAAGATCGAGATCAAGTCGTGGGTAACCGGAAGCGTGATCCTAGAGGCGGAAGCGGACAGCCTGCGCGTCGCGCTTCAAGTGGCTGTCGGGAAGCGCGCCGACCTTCATGGCGCCGACCTTCAGGACGCCAATCTTCTGGGCGCCGACCTTCGGGGCGCCGGGATCGATACCGGGGAGACGCTCGCGGAGTACATCCGTGACGTGGTCCCGGTGCTCTGCATGGCGGGCGGGAAGCCGCTCGCGGAAGTCGCGGCAGCGTGGGATTGCCACTCCTGGGAAAATTGCCCGATGGCCGTTGCCTTCGGGGTCAAGGGAATCGAGGATGTCCCCGCGTTCTACCGCCCGCGCGCGCGGCAGTTCGTCCAGTTCTTCGACGCGCGGCTGATCCCACGGCCAGAGACCGGCGAGCCTCTCGCTCAGACATGTGGCGTCCTGGGGGAGCCATGAAGATCGACAAGCTGTCCATGCGGAATTTCCGGTCCTACGCCGCGGCGGACGTGGACCTGGCGCCGGGGCTCAACATCGTCGGGGGCCTGAACGCGGTGGGGAAGTCCACCTTGCTCGACGCGATCTCGACGGCGCTTACGGGCTCCTGTCGCGGCTCCGAGTCCGGCCGCGGCCACGAGGACCTGCGCCGCCACGGCGACCGGAAGAAATGGGCCGTCCAACTCCGCGCCGGCGCCGAGACGTTCGTGCGCCAGGAGGGGGAGGGACCGCGCGCCGCGGTCCAGCAGCGGATCGAGGCGGTGCTCGGCGTGCCCGGCTCCGTCATCCGCGCCTGCCTCTACTCGGGCGAGCTGCTGCGGCTGGAGCGGAAGGACGCGCAGCGGATGATCCTGGATCTGGCGAAGCCGACGGCGATTGACCTGCCGGCGGAGATCCGCGAGCTGTGCGCGGGGCTCAAGATGCTGCCCACGGAGGCGACGGTAGGGCTGCCCGACCTGGAGCGGCTCTACCGGGACGTGTACGCGAAGCGGACCGACGCCAGCCGGGCGCTCAAGATGATCGGCGTGGCCCCGCCCCCAGAGCCCCCCGCGGAGCTGAAGGGCCTCGACCTGGCGACGATGGAGAGCCAGGCCAGCACGATCCGGCGGAAGGTCGCCGAGCTGGAGCAGCAGCGCTACCAGGCCGTGCGCGCGGAGGCGGAAGCCAAGTCGGCGCCGGCACGGATCAGGGACCGGCTCGCCGGGATTGACCGCGCGCTCGCCGGCTGGCGGGAGAAGCTCGCCGCGCTCCCGAAGGAAGACGTGAAGATGCGGGCGCTCTCCCTCTCCCACCAGATCACGGCGGCGGGGGAAGGGAGGGGCGCAGCGGAGACGGCCCACCGTGAGGCGCAGCAGCGGCTCCTGAAAGCGGACATGCACGCCGAGCGGGCTGCCACCGAGATCGCGGCCCTCGAGGACGCCCCGGAAATCTGCCCGAAGTGCGGGGCGAAGGTGTCCGCCGCGGCCCGGAAGAAGCAGATCGAGGTCGCGCGGGAACGGGCGAAGGCAGCGGATGCCGAGGTCGCCGCGGCCCGCAACCAGGTGACGGACGCGGCGTCGATTCTCCAGGCGACGCCGGACGTTGCGGGGCTCTCGCGCCAGCTCTCTGAACTGGAAGAGCGGGAGGCGCTCGGGGCTCAGATCGCGTCGGAAATCTCCAAGGGGGAGGCTGAGCAGGCCGCGGCCGCCGCAGAGCTGGCCGCCCTCGAGGGGAAGGCGGCTCCGGCCGCCGACGTGGACGCCCTCGCCACCCGGATCACCGAGGGCCGCAGCCGGCTGGACCTGCTCACCGGCCACGCCGCGGCAGTGCGCGCCTACGAGCAGGCGGGGGAGTCGCGAGGGAGGCTAGAGGCGGAGCACGCCGCGCTCGATCGCCTGTGCGAGCTGCTCGGCCCCGACGGCATCCGCAAGGACCTCGCCGGCGGGGGAGGCGTCCAGGAGTTCCAGGCGGCGGTCAATGCCCAGCTCGAGCCGATGGGGTTCAAGGTCGACCTGGCGCCGCTGCTCTCCCTCGAGGATGACGCGCTCGTGAACGGCCTGCCGACGCAGTTGCTCTCCAGCTCGGAGCAGATCCGGTTCGGCCTGGCGTTCCAGGTCGCGGTCGCGTCCGCCTGCGGCCTCGGGCTCGTCGTCGTCGACGACTTTGACCGGCTGGACCAGGGGAGCAGGCAGGCGGCGATCGGCGTGCTCGCCGCGTGTCCCCACCAGGTGCTCGTGCTCCAGACGATCACCGGCAAGACCCCGGCGGAGTTCGTCGCGCTGGCGGCGGAGCGGAACGCGGCGGGGGCGAGCTACCTCTACGTCTCCCGCGACGCGGAGGGACGGTCCTGTGTCGAGGCGCCGGGGCGGAAGGCGGTGGCGGCGTGACCCTTGCCGCCCCGTACGCTGGCGAATCATTCGGAAGCCTCGCCACGAGGTTTGGAATCGCGCAGGCTCATGTATTCCGTATCGTCAACAGGCAGGTTTGGCGCCATGTCGAATGAAAGGAGGCCAACGGGGACGGAGCTGCGCGCTCCGTTCCCGTAGGGCCGTGGTTCGGTGGGAAATCTCGTGTCGCTCCGCTCGTCTGGGAGCGATTCGGCTCGGTGGCGAATTACGTCGAGCCGTTCGCCGGGTCGCTGGCGGTGCTGCTCGGGAGGCCCGGGACGGACTTCGGGATCGAGACTGTCAACGACGCGGACGGACTTTTGGCGAATTTCTGGCGCGCGCTCGCGGCAGACCCGGAGGCCGTCGCACGTGCCGCCGACTGGCCGGTGAACGAGAACGACCTACACGCGCGCCACTCCTGGCTGGTGGCGCAGCGGCCGACGCTGACCTCGCGGCTGGAAGGCGACCCTGGGTTCCACGACGCGAAGATCGCCGGGTGGTGGGTATGGGGGATCGCGTGCTGGATTGGCAGCGGCTGGTGTTCCGGGGCGGGGCCGTGGGGCGTGGAGGATGGGAAGCTCGTCCACTTGGGCAACGCCGGCCAAGGCGTCAACCGGAAGCTCCCCGACCTGCGAGACAAGGGGGTACGGACATCGCCGCTCATCCCGTGGTTTTCAACGCTCGCCGACCGCCTCCGCAACGTCCGCGTCTGCTGTGGCGATTGGACCCGAGTTTGCGGGCCGAGCCCCACGACGAAGCTCGGGCTGACCGCCGTGCTACTTGACCCGCCCTACTCGGGAGACGAGCGCGCCGGTGGACTGTACTCGACGGATTCAGGCACCGTCGCCGATGACGCACGAGAATGGGCGCTCGCGCATGGCGACGACCCGCTGATGCGGATCGCGCTCTGCGGCTACGACACGGAGCACACGATGCCAGGATGGACCGCCGTCGCCTGGAAGGCGCAGGGCGGCTACGGCTCGCAAGGCGACGGGCGCGGGCGCGAGAACGCGGCGCGGGAAACGGTCTGGTTTTCACCCCACTGCCTCGACGGCAGACAACGCACCATCTACGATCTGGATGCCACCGCATGACCCGCCCGATCCCCCACCGCGCCGCCCGGGAGCGATGCCCACACGGAGAGGTCACGTCTGTCAACCCGGCGCTGGCCGATGCAGGGCCGTTCGACTCGCGGCCGTGGTGTACGGCGTGCGGGGTGTTTTGGACCGAGGCGACGCAGGAGGAGATCGACGCCTGGGTCCGGGATAACGGACTCGACTCGGATGAGCCTGTCGAGGCCGAGATCGACTGGCCAGCCACCGAGCGCGCCGACCGCGAGCAGGCCGAGCGGGACGGGCAATGGAGGTTGCCGCTATGACGACGCACACGAAGCCCCGCGCCGAGGTCTGGCGGCCGTTCGTCGCCGGCCAGGCGAGGCCGTGCGTGAAGTGCGGCATGCCGATGATCTTCGTGCCGGGGAAACCGAAGCCAGACGGCACGCCGACGCAGATCCCGCTAGACCTGAAGACGCTGCGAGTTCAATACGATGCGGCCCGATACCCGCGCGCCGAAGAAGTTGGGCCTAGAGACTTGCCCCCCCTGAAACGAGGAAGTAACGGCGAGATGCTCTGGGAGGCCCGCTCCCACTTCGAGACCTGCGTGGCCGCTTCATCCTTCAGCAGGAGCAAGGCGTGAGCGCCATCACCGACGAGAGGATCGCCGACAACCGGCTGAGGTTCATGGCGAAGATCGCCAAGTCTCCCGGAGGGTGTATCGAGTGGTGCGGTTTCCTGACCGCGGACGGGTACGGCAGGCTTCGATTCGCAGGGAGCAAGCAGCTCGCCCATCGCGTCGCATGGTTCCTGGCAACTGGCTCGTTCCCGCTGCGAGCCCTTGACCATCTTTGCCGCAACCGTCGCTGCGTCAATGTGGATCACCTCCAAGAGGTGAGCCTGAGAGAGAACATCCTGCGTGGCCAGGGGCTTGCGGCTATCAACGCCAGAAAGACGGAGTGCGTCCACGGGCACCCGCTCTCCGCTGACAACATGTTCGTGGACTCCCTTGGGCGTCGCGTCTGTCGGGCCTGCCGCCGAAGGATCGAGAACGCCCGCTGCCGTCGTCTCCCCGCCGCGGCCGAGTTCTCGGGGAAGGGGCGGCAATGACCCCCACCGCCCGCTCCCTGAAGGTGCTCCGTGACGACGGCTGGACCGCTGGCGTGGTCGAGCGCTTCAACCGCTTCGCCAAGGTCCGCAACGACCTGCTGGGCTGCATCGACATTGTGGCCGTCCATCCCGATCGCGGCATCCTCGGGGTACAGGCGTGCTCTGACGGAGGCACGCGGGGCAGCGATGTAGGCACGCACGTCACGAAGGCGCTCGCGGAGCCCCGCCTCGCCACCTGGCTCCAGGCCGGCGGCAAGTTCGAGGTGTGGGGTTGGGGGAAGCGCGGAGCAGCGGGCGCCCGCAAGCTCTGGACCCTCCGGCGGCAGCGCGTGGCGCTCAACTGGCATGACGAGCTGATCGTGGAGGCTGCATGAGCCTCACCCGGGAGGACTGGGTCGCCGTGGTGGCGGATGCCCGCGCCCGGGCGAAGCAGTTGAACGACGTCGCCGACACCCTGGAGCAGCTCTACCTCGGCCGCGCTCCGGTCCCGGCCGCCGCGATCGGCGCTGCCGTCGTGGCGGAAGCGAGGAAGCCGCGGGCGGCACTCCCCGCGAAGCCGCCAGCAGAGCCGACGCCCCCCCCCACGGATGCCACGCCCAAGAAAGCAGGCCCGAAGCCGAAGGCGGCATCTGCGTCCGCTGAACCGGAGCATCAGGCGCCCGCCACCGGTGACGCGGCCGCGCTCAAGTCGCTGCGCCAGAGCCTCGGAATGTCGCAGGTCATGGTGGGGGAGATCGCAGGTTACAAGGGCCATGGACGCCAGATGCCGATCTCGCGCATGGAAAACGGGCAGCAGCAGATCCCCGCCGGCCTCCTCGACAAGCTCCGCCAGGTCCTCCGTGACAAGAAGCTCGGCGACCGCGGGAAAGTGGCGTTGTGACGCGTACCGACCCCGCGGTCCTCTCGGCCCTCAAGGCCCTGCTGCCCCGCGAGCCGGAGGAGCCGCAGACCGGGCGCGCCCTCGCCATGCGCTACCTCGACACCAGCGGGCGCAGTGTCCACGTCCGCCGTATCGGCGAGGCCGTCCGCGCACTCAGGGAACATGGACTCTACATCGAGTCCAGCGGAGCCGGGTATCGTATCGTCACCGACCCGGCGAAAGTCTGCGCCTGGGAGGCCAGAGAGGAACGACGCGCCAAAGCCATCCTCTACGCCGCTGGCGCCCGCAAGAGAATCGGAAAAGAGGAAGTGGAACGGAGGATCGGGCAGATGGGGTTGTTCGGGTGACGCCCTACTACCAGGAGGCGGGGATCACGATCTACCACGGCGATTGCCGCGACATCCTGCCGCACGTCTCCGCTGATGTGGTGGTGACGGACCCGCCGTACGGGATCGGCGCCGTGTTGAAAGGTAAGACATTCGGGACTTCGAATGCCTGCGCGACTAACGACTACCTGCCGATCGTTGGTGATGATTCGCCGTTTGACCCATCGCCATTTCTTTGCTTCGGGGGCGTGGTCTTATGGGGAGCTAACCATTATGCAGCGCGCCTTCCGTCAGAATCATGTTGGCTCGTGTGGGACAAGCGGGATGGGATGAAATCCAACCCGCTGGCCGATTGTGAGCTTGCGTGGACCAATCTCGGAGGCCCCGCACGACTTTTCAGTCACCGCTGGATGGGGATGATCCGGGACAGCGAGCGAGAGCAACGCGTTCATCCAGCGCAGAAGCCCTCTGCTCTCATGCGCTGGTGCCTTGGTTTTGTCCGGGGCGACCTCGTCCTTGACCCATTCATGGGCAGCGGCACCACGCTCGTCGCCGCGAAGCAACTCGGCCGCCGCGCCATCGGTATTGAGATCGAAGAACGCTACTGCGAGATCGCGATCAAGCGGCTACGGCAGGAATTCCTGCCATTCGAGCCGCCCGCGCCGCCGCCAGAGCAGATGGAGATTCCGGTATGACCACTGACACCCCGGCCTCGGCCGGAAGGGGGAACGCATGAAGATCACCATCAGCATCCAGGACCCCGACAACGGGGAGGAGTTCAAGATCAAGCGCGGCATCGCCCGGCAGATGTCGCTCGACTCCGCCAGAGAAGCCGCCGAGACGTTCATCGGGGAACTGGAAGGACAGGCCAAGCTCTTCCCCGCCGGGAAGGGAAAGAAGTAGCCGTGCTCGCCCCCCCTCGCCCGCCCGCCGTAGACCGCCCGCCTCCCCGATCCCTGCGGCAACCAGGTTCCTCCGGAGAGAGCGCTTGAACGACATGCGATACCCTGATACTGTGGTGGGACGAGACGAGCCGTCGTCTCATCCCCGGGAAGGGGGCCAGGGATTGGAAGCTCTGGCCCCCTACCCGACTTCCAAGGGGGCCGCATGAACTCCGACTTCCGTGTGTCCGTAGGCTTTCCCGATCATCCCAAGACTCGCAAGCTCGTGGCCGTACTGGGGCCAGCCGGCTTCCAGGCGATCGTCACCCTCTGGTCGTACGTCGCCCGCTACTACCCCGAGGGGGTCATCCGCAGCGACGAAGTCGAGGTCGGTGCCGGGTGGAATGGTGAACCAGGAAAGCTCGTGATCGCCCTCAAGAACGCCGGTTTTTTGGACGGTATTCGAGGCGGATCGGGTGGTCAACGCTTTTCGATTCACGGCTGGTCTGAGCGCAATGGATACGCCAGTTTCGCCGAGCGGAGGTCCGAAAGTGCACGCCAGGCAGCCTTAATCCGCTGGGAACGAGAGCATGCGGGCGCAATGCGGTCGCATAGCGAGCGCAATGCCCCAGTACCAGTACCATCTCCATCTCCATCTCCAGTACCAGATCCAACAGCTCTACGATCCGATCTCCCTGCTGTACCCCATGATCCCCCGACGCGCAAAAAACGCGCGCCGGGTGGCCAGACTCCCCAACAGCCATCCCCCACCGTGAAACCGGAAATCGACTGGGCCTTCGACCGCTGGCGCGAAGCCAACGGCGGCACGAAGCCCACCTGGCACAAAGCCGACTTTGTCGCGCTCACCGCGGCCATCCGCCACTGCGGCGACACCTTCCGCCAACGCTGGACCCACTACCTCGCCGACCGCGGGGAGTTCGTGCGAGGGCATGCGCCCAGGAAGTTCGCCAGCGAGCCGGACCGCTGGCTGCAACCACCCACGAACGGCAAGCGCGAAGCACAGGTCTACGCCCCAGGCCCGGAGGCCGGGACGAAATACCGCGGCACGGCAGGCCGCATCGTGAGGGTCGGGAAATGACCGCGCTCGAGCAGCTCACTCCCCAGGAATACGAGAACCTCCCACGAGTCGCGGGAATGCTCGGCATCCCGCCTCGCTACCACCGCGCGGCGCTCACCGACTTCGACGACGTAACCCGGACGCGAGCGGTCCAGGGGGTCGCGAGCGAGGGCGTGATGCTCCTGGGGGGCGTCGGCAGCGGCAAGACCCACCTCGCCGCGGCGTTACTCCTCGAGGCCGTCGTCGCTCCACGCGTGAAGGAGCGCGATGCCTTCGTGGAGAGCCATCCGAACGAGGCCCCGGCGCACGTCGCCGGCATGACCCTAGACCCGCGCCGGATGAACCTGCGGCGCTTCTACTTCGCCACCGTCCCAGCGATGGCACAAGGGACCCGAGACGCGGCGCGTGAGGGCACGCTGACCGACGTTCTCCGCAACTACACCGAGCCGGAGCTGCTCGTGCTCGACGACCTGGGAGCGAGCCGCGATTCGGAGTTCCTCGAGGACGCGCTCTACCTCGTCGTCTCAAGCCGCTACAACGACTGCAAGGCGACGATCTACACCACGAACCTGAGCCTCGAAATCCTCGCCGCCCGCATCGGTGAACGCATCGTGAGCCGCATCAACGGCACATGCCTGATCCTCGACCTGGGGAGCGCGGACCGGAGAGCGGTGGCGTGACCGACCTCGCCCACCCCCACAACGGCGCGTGGTACGCCTGCTGCCTCGAGACGCTCATCGCGCGCGTCGCACCCTCCGCGCTCGCCAGGGCCATCCGGGACCGCTACTCGCTGCCGAGGTATGACCCGCTGGCCGTCACGAGCCCTGATCCGAATATTCGGACTGAAAATTATTCACCACGTGGAATCTGCCCCCTCTGCGGCCTCGGTCCGAGGCCCCTCCCGAACCGATTCTCAGAGGGAAAACCGCACGATTCCGACGCTCCGCACTGCTGCGATTCCTGCTATCGCAGAAGGCTCCATCCGCGACGCCGGAAGTTGACTTCCATCCCGCGCTGAGGAAACTATCACCTCGGAGATATTGATTTTTTTCAGCGTGAACCGATGGAGAAGCGAGCGCGTGACGGCAGCCGTCGAGGTGGGGCGCGACCCGGGGCAGGCCGCAAGCCAGGCCAAACCACGGCCCGGATCGAGTTCCGCGCCTACCTCCGTGGCCGATTCAGCGGCGACCAGCGCCGCCTCTACGCCCTTGCCTGGAGGCTCGCGAAAGAAGGCCAGCCGAGCTTCCTCATCTCCCTCGTCGCGCACGCATTCGGCGCAGCCCCGCAGGCGATCATCCTCGGCGGCCAAGGCGGCGGGCCGCTCGAGTGCACGTTCCGAATCGTCCATGACGGTCCCGGCAGTGCAGACCGAGATCGAGCTGCACGGGTTCACGGCCCCGCACGCCGGGCAGATAAGACTCCGTGAGCTGGTCACGACGCCGGACGCGCGGGTCATCGTCGCCGTCCTCGGCCGGCGATGGGGCAAGACCGTGGGGGCGGTCGAGATGATCATCGAGCTGGGGCTCGCCGCGGCGATCAAGGTCGGTTGGTTCGCCCACCAGTACGCGGCCGTCCGCGTCGCCTGGGAGGAGTTCACGAAGCGCCTGCCTTCAGCCGCGCTGAACTACGCCCGCGAGACGACGCATGACCTGGAGCTGGTCAACGGCAGTCGGGTCGAGATGTTCACCGCGGAGAACCCGGACGCCGCCCTCGGCCGCGGCTTCGACCTGGTCGTGATCGACGAGGGCGCACGGGTACGCGCCTCGGTCCGCGACGAGGCCATCCCGCCCATGCTCGCCGACCGCGACGGCAAGCTGCTCGTGCTGACCACGCCGAAGGGGAAGCGCGGTCCAGGCGCGTGGGTATGGCGCGACCTGCACAAGGCTCAGTCGAAGCAGGCTGGGTACTACTGGCTCCAGGGACAGACCACGGACAATCCCCTCCCAGCGATTCTGGATCACGTTCGGTTCGCCGAGGCGAACTTGCCGCGCGACGCCTTCCGCCAGGAGTACCTCGCCGAGTTCCTCGACTACGGAGCTGGCGTCCTGGACCTGACGCCGGTCTCCGTGAACGGCGGATCCGAGCAGGCCCCGGTTGCGCTTCCGTTCGAGGAGCCGCACGAAGGTGAGCCATGCGTCATGGGCGTCGACCTGGCGCAGCGCGAGGACTTCACCGCCGCGGTCGTCATCGGGAAGAGGTCGAAGCGCGTGCGCGCGGTCCACCAGTTCCACCGGCTGGAGTGGGAGACGATGGTCGAGCGCGTCGGACGACTCGCTGGACGCTATGGCAACTGTCCCGTCGTGGTCGACGCCACAGGGCTCGGGAACGTTGTGGTCGAGATGCTGCGCAAGCGCGTGCAGAACCTTACACCGGTGATCTTCACGAACGACAGCAAGACGACGCTGGTACAGGGGCTGCAGGTAGCTGTCGAGCGGCGTGAGTTCTCGATGCCATGGATCGCCGAGCTCGTGAGCGAGGGCGCCGCGTTCGAGGCTGAGCTACTCACCTCGGGGCGTATCCGGTACGAGGCCGCCGAGGGCTTCCATGATGACCTGGTGGTGGCCCTCATGCTGGCCGTGGTTGACCTGCAGCGGACCACCGGGATGCTCGACTACTACCGTAGCCAGTCAGAGGCAATGGCCGCCGCGGTGGAGCAGGCCGAGAATGACCGAGAGAAGCAGCCGGGCACGCCCTTCGACGACCAGGTGCGCGAGCGCGGCGGGTGGATGAATGCCTGAGCTCGTGCAGCGCGTCCCGACCGCCGAGATCATGCCGCTGATCTACGGGCCCGACGGCCGACCCGTGCCGCGGTCGTTGACGCCCCCTGGCGCCGGCAGCCTGCATGACGTCGGCACGCCGCTCGAGCCGATCTACGACTCCGGCGATCCCCGCGGCTGGGACATCCGCCAGGGCCGCAACCTCGCCGCGCGCCCGCGGGCCGGAGAGGGGACGGCGTTCACCACGCTCCGCTTCCTCGGCGACTACGACCTGATCAGGATCGCCATCAGCGAGGTCAAGGGCCAGGCCCGCGCGATGGAGTGGGACGTCTCTGTGCGGAAGGAGTTCGCCACCGAGAGCGAGGCGCTGCAGCCCCAGGTCGACGCTATCCGCGCCTGGGTAGCGAACCCCGACCCGACGGCGGGGCTGACGTTTGACGACTGGATCGGCTGCGTCCTCGAGGACGTTCTCGTCATCGATGCGCTGTCGCTCTACCCGCAGTCGACTATCGGTGGGGATCCACTCGGCCTGGTGCAGATCGACGGGGCGACCATCGTGCCGATCGTCGACGACATGGCGCGGCCGCTGCTCCCGCCGGCGGACGCCTACCAGCAGATCATCCAGGGCGTGCCGGAGCGAGGATTCACGCTCGGCGAGCTGTGGTACCTGCCACGCAACCGCCGGCCGAACAGCCCCTACGGCCGCTCGCCGGTCGAGGACGTGCTGCTCACCGTCAACCTGGCGATCCGCACGACCGCGCACGAGCTCGCCTACTACACCGAGGGGAACACGCCCGACGCGCTCTACAAGCTGCCCGCGAGCTGGAGCCAGCAGCAGGTCCGCGACTGGCAGGTCTACTGGGACGACGTCATGGCCGGCCGCAGCGGCAAGCGCGCCGGTAACCTGCGGTTCATCCCCGGGGGAGAGGGTTCCGGCTACCAGGCGACGAAGGACCATCGGGTCACCTACGACCAGCTTGAATGGCTGGCCCGGGTCATCGCGAAGGCGTTCAACATCTCCCCGACGGCGCTCGTGCAGATGGTCAACCGGTCGACCTCCGAGGTCATGGACGAAGCGACGACGAACAGCGGCGCGCGGCCCTTGGCCGGGTTCATCGCGCGGATCGTCAACCGCTACGTCTCGCAGGTCCTCAAGGCCCCGCAGGTTGAGTTCGTCTGGGCGGATGACGAGGTCGAGGACGCGACGCTCGTCTACCAGCGCAACGTCGCCTACGTGAAGGAGGGGATCCTCGGCCGCGACGAGGTGCGCGCCACCATCGGGAAGGATCCCATCGAGGGCGAGGACGGGAAGCCGCTCGCGGTGGGGCCCGCGGTGACGACGGCGTCCGGCGTGGTCTTCCTCGAGGACCTGGTTGCGCGGCGGGGGATAGAGCCGGTCGCTCCTGTCGCGACTGAGCCCGGTGCGCCAAGGGAGAAGCTACCGGCCGAGCTAGCTGCCGAACGGGAGCCCGCGGAGA